GAGATTGCCGCTGTTGGTGGAACTGTCGTTGAATGTGGCAGTTGCCGCAGAGAGAATGCCGGTGATGTTGGTCGAACTGGCGTTGAATGTGGCGTCTCCGGTGACGGTGTTGCTGTTGTACGAAGTGCCATTAAACGTCGCGTCTCCGGTGACGGTGCCGCTGTTGTACGAACTGTCATTAAACGTCGCGTCTCCGGTGACGGTGCCGAAACTGTTGGGCGAACTGTCATTAAACGTCGCGTTGCCGGTTACGGTGCCGTAGTTGTACGAACTGTCATTAAACGTTGCGTTGCCGCCGACAGTGCCGCCGTCGTTTATTGAACTGTCATTAAACGTTGCGTTGCCGGTTACGGTGCCGTTGGCACCGTTGACCGACCCGCCATTAAACGTCGCGTTGCCGGTTACGGTGCTGATGTTGGTCGAACCGCCGTTAAACGTTATGTCGCCTGTCTGGGCCGCCTCGTTGATCGCCCCGTCGAACGTCGCGGTGCCGGTGAAGCCGACACTAAGGCTAAGATAGGCACCGTTGTTAACTGTCAAGTTCACAACTGTGCTAGGGCTTCCGCCGAATACGCTCGCACTGACCACGACGCTATCACTGCTGGCTGGCAGGGCAGCCGCCTGCGTGGTGAACGCATCGTCCGTCCACCAGTTGCCGATTTCGTCCCAGTTAGCGTCAACCGCAGCGTTGAAATAGAGAGTTGCCATGATTAGTACCCCATCACAAAGGCGACGACATCCCACTTGTCTCTGCCCGCGTGATACGTCGCGGCGAGAACGTCCGTCGTGTCAGCCGCCGTGCTGAACGGCAACGGCGAGGTCGCGGAGGACGGGATTACGAACTTGTCGCCCAGCGTCACCGCCCGGCTCCCGTTTGCGTCTTGCGTAATCCGCCAGCGGAGTGTCTTGCCGTCCACCGGATTGGTGGGGTTTGAGAGCGTTACATTGCCGGTCAGCGTAACGTCGAAGATCTCGCCCGTTTCGGCGTCGGTGGCAAGGGTTTCAGCGTAGGTGAGCGCGACCACCTTCGGCAGGACGCCCGCATGGAACTGAATCGGGGAGTCAACGTGGATGATCTGCGTAGCGTTGTTGTAGACGTTCTTCAGCCGCCCGCCCTGCCAGTTGAGTTCGTAGCCGACTGCACAGATGAGGCTGAGTCCGTTCACCCCGCCGGTCGAATTGTCGAACGAGCCGACCACGACTTGCGTGTAGTTGGGCAGCGTGAGGCTGTTGAACGTGACGTTGTCGGTCGTGTTGAGGCTCTGGTTGTAGGACGAGCCGCCGCCAGAAGAACTGCCGCCGATGATTGCGATTGCCATCGCTGCTCCTTAGTAGGCTTGAACAGCCAGGGTGGTGTCTTCGCCGCTATCGCAAATCGCGAAGATGCCGTTGTTAAGAACCGGCGAGTCGTCTTGGTCAAGCAAAATTGACGCGCCGGCAGGCAAAGGAATGCCGTTCTGCGGCGTCACATCGCCACCTTCTGGGATGAACTTGATGTAAGCCGTATTGGTGCCGTTGTTGCCGACTGCCACAAATTGATACATCCCGACCGTGGGAGGCGGCAGTACGGTTACCTGCGCCGAGTCGGTCACGCTTATCGTTGATACGTATGCCATGTTGTTCCTATGACTGCGATTCGCCAACCGCCTTGGTAAAAACTCGGACGCATGTTCTGAATGGATCGGCGTATTTCCACACGGGCGAACCGCGTGGCGCACACACCTCGTAGGTGACAACGGTAGGCCCGATTGTCTCCACGATCCTGTCTCCTCGCTGCGGAGAATCCACAGGGAGGTCATCCATGGATATTAGGAAGTCCCTGCTCTCCCACCGCTCAATGACACCCATTTCGGATTGCGTCTCAAACACGCTTTGCGAAACAGTTGCCAAGCACGGCGACGACACTCCCGCCCGCGAGTAGGCCACGTGGCGGCTCATATGAGTCCGCCTCATGCCGTTGAGCCACGCTGCGGCATCCGCAAGGATGTCTGGCATGACTCGCCCTCGCTATTAGGATCGCAGCAGAACGAGGACCGTGGCATCACCATCGACGGCCGCCTTGACGGTCTTGCCGACCAAGGTGTTGCCCGCCGAAGTGGCAGTCACGCGGCTTGCAGCAGCGTCCCAGTAGACCTCCACGCCCGCAGCGAGCGCTGAGCCGCTGGTCGTGGCCTTGGGGAACGTGAAGATGCCGTAGACGGCAATCGAGCCGAGTTTGTTGGCAGGCAGCGGACGATCCGCGACTCCAACCAACTTGTTCTGCACGACCACGGCACCCAGAGCAACGTCAGCCGAGGGGGTGTAGTCTGCACGAAAGCCAACTGAAACGGTCGAAGCCACGTTACGTTCTCCTTACTGCGGAATGTTGAGGTTGAGGATTTTGATCAAGCACCAGCCATCTTGACGCCTGCACGCGGCTCGACCTTCGCCACCCCAAAGTCGAAGAACCCGCGCATCTGTATGCCTAGCAGCGAAAAATCCAAGTCGGCCTGCTCGACGGTGGGCTGCTGCACACCGTTGAGGAACGCGACCTCGACCGTGCTGAGATCAGCGGGCGATGCGAGGAGGTAGTAGCCCGTCGTGGAGTTGCCCGTGAACGACGAATTGGACAGGTACGGCGTCGTGATGATCTCGTACTTGCCCGCATGCGGGTTGGCGGTTGGGTACGACTTGTTGGAGTTGGTATCACGGATTTCCGTGCTGCCCTTCAACTGGAGCGCCTTCGCGTTGAGCGAGGTTGGCACCAGCAGGATCGACGGCGATACGGCCAGCGGGAAGCCGTCATCGTCGGTCTGATTGAGAAACAGCAGTTCGGCGGCCGTAAGCCCGTCGATACCAAAGGCAGTCGAGGACCCGCTGGAGTAGTTGTTGTTTCCCGCCGAGAAGAAGGTCGAGTTGTCGAGAAACGCCGTCCAGAAGACCTCGTTGAGTTTCAGCGCGGCACCGCGTCCGATCCTCGTTGGCACCTGCGTGAGGGCCGACAGGTCATCATTGATGATGTCTTCCCGGCTGAGGTTCGTGGCGATGCCGTAGGTGCGGGCAGCGTTCTCGTACTTGATGTTGCCAGCACTTGCCATCTTGAACTCGGACTTGCCGCTCATCTCCTCAAACTTGAAGCCGCCGGTGAGGCGATACGAGGTGACCGTCTTGAAGTCCGAGACAGATCGCGTGGTCGAGATCCGCTGCCACGACGTATCGACCGTGGTGAAGCCTTGCAGCAGGAACTTGTTCACCGTGGCCGACAGAACGTCGGCAATGTCGTGGGTCGCGAAGGCGGCACGGAGAATCGGGCGACTGTAGGAGTCGTCGCGGAACGTGGTGCGACCCTCGTAGCCGTTGGCGCGAGCGGCCTCAATCAGCATCTCACTGAGGCCAATCCCGCCCTTGTATTTCTTGTGCGCGGCCTCGAGCACCTGCGGAGAGAACGACTTCTCCACGCCCGTGAGCCGGCCACTCTGGCAGGCTGCAGCCATCAGCACTTCGCCGAAGGGCTCGCGGTCTTGTGGAACATGCACTGCGGGAGCGGACGGGCGGCTTTCCCGCGTGGCTTGCAGACGGGCCTCGGCCTGGGCGGCCATGAGTCGTGCGGTAACCTTTTCCGCGATTGAATCCTCGTTGATTGCCGGAACGCTTGCCGTAACGGCGATGGCTTCGGCCTTGATCGAATCAGCATCGTCGCGCACGACATCCGACATGGAACTTTCCTCCAGTTGAGCCGCCGAAGCGGCAAGAGAAGCGGACGTGTTATCGTCCGCGCCAAGGGTCACAACAGATACTTCACGCAGCCTCGACGCACGAATGATCCTTGCGGGACCAACGACGCTCTGGCCGTTAACAAATGCGGTTTCGCCCTGCGGCAACTTTTCGCTTCGGACAACATCGGCCCCAATGGACGCTTGCCACTGAAAGCCGCGTTCGGCCAAGGCGATTACCTTCTCGGCGTTTCCGTTCCCGCCGATCATCTCGCCCTCGACCACGAGGTTCTTGCCCTCAACGCGAATGTCCGTTGTCTGGCCGAGAATCGCGTCCAGATCGTAGGAGTGCTGCAAAAGAATAGGGCGGCGCTTGTTCGACCACGACATGCCCTGCAAGTCAACGATGACGGGCTCTTTCGACCATTCCTGCCTGATCGCACCGCCCGTGTAGGCGTTCACTTTGAACCGGCGCGGCCCTTGTGGCTGCATCATTCCTTCGCCGGATGCCGACGCTTTAACGGCGGCGTCCTCGAAAGAAAATTCGGCTGTCAGCGAAAATGGGTCCATACGTCTTGTGTACCGCACTGTCTCAAATATGACAAGCGCTTATGTGGCGGCTATAGGTCGAGAAATTCAACAAGCGACTCGTCGCCTTCTTCTTCTTCTTCAAACCAAAAGTCGTCCAGCCCCATCGCATCACCCTCCGCGGTCGAGTTTCTTTGCGATTTTGCTTGCGAAAGCGCGCCCCGGATCACCACCCCACAGAGCCCACGCTATGCGGCCGTTTGAAGGATAGCCTTCCGATCCCGGCCTCCAGCCTTTGCCCTTTTTGTCCACTTCGTGGCGGGCAAAAAATGACACCATGCGTTTGATTGTGTCTGCCGAAAGCGGCCTGCCACCAGCGATGTCTCTTGCTCTCGCGAGCCCTACCGCGGTGCCGCCCCTGCCGTATTCTTTTCGCCATGCGAGGCCACGCGCAGCCTCTGCTCTGGCGGCCTGCGGCGGCTTAAATCCTGCTTCCATTGCGACTTCGGCCTCGTCTTCGTCTGGCGGGCCCTGCTTTTGCTCTTCATTTTCAAGGGGTGCCGCCATGCCCGCCGGCAAGATTCCCAGTTCCCGCATCCGCTCAAGTTCTCTGGCTCGTTGCTCCAGTTCAATTTCCCAATCCTTGCCGAGTTTTGCGTACTCCGCTGCGAGCGTCGTGGTGTTGGATTCCAGACGCATCTGCTGCGCGCTGGCCTCTGATTGCGGGTCAACGTGCTCGTTGCCATCCCACACCCACGACCAACTCCACTCACTGGCGGGGCCAGCATCCTCTGGAATAAGGCCGCCAACGTCTTCTGCCTCGTTGATCCACCCGCGAAATAGTCTGTCAAGGACTTTGTATTGCAGGCCGCTTCGCTCGATACGTATCGACTTGAAATACGTTTGGTGGTCGAGCCTGCCGCTGCTGTAGTTGTACGAACTGCTGTTACATGCGGCGATGTTGAAGGGCATATTCAAGCAGCGGGCAATTTCATTAAGGATTTCCGACTTGAAGTTTGCGTATGTGGTTGTCGGCTGCTCGCTCTGCATTTGCCCGAGTTGCCACCCCTCTGGAAGAGCCATCATTGACCGCGGCTGAATGTTCAGCGGGACAAACGGCTCAACGTCGGGCAAATCGTTCGCGGGAGCGTTGGTAAACAGAACCGCCGCAAAGTCTGCCGCCGTTTCGGCAGCGGACAGAGTCGCCAGTGTGTAACGCCGGAGCATGGCAAATAGGGGAAGCGCAGGCGTCAGTTCCGGCACCCCACGGTGCTGCCCAGGGCGGTCAGATCGAAACACGTGCATGACCATGTTTGCGTCAACGCGGTCGTATTCCATGCTCGGTAGGTTGTAGAGCGCACCCGGATGCTTCTTCAGCAAGTGGTAGATGGAAGGGTTGCCTGCTGCATCAAACTCAATTCCATCGACTTCCTTGAGCATCCATGGAGTCGGCGTTGCGATCTGGTCAGCCTCTACCAGCCGCAAGTCGAGTTGCACCCCCGACAGCCGCTCGTTGGTCACCATCATCCCAAAAACTTCGCCATCAACGCACTGCGCGTAGCGGATTGTTCGCAATTTCCTCGCGATATCGATTGCATCCAACCAAGCGTGGACGTTTTTCTCGATAATCCTGTCGGCGGCGGGACTGTTCGTGTTCACCTTGATTTGTGGGCCGGTCCCAACGGTGTCATTTGCAAGCGTGAGCACCATCCCCTTGCAGTACGAGTTGTTCGCCGCCTCGTATCGGGCGCGATTTCGCAAGACGCGACGAACCGCCGGCGTCATGCCAGCATCCGCAGAAAGCGGATCTGCCATCACCCAATGATTGAAATTATCGTTCGTCGTCTGCGCGGCATCGTATCGGCCGCGTAGCCGCTGGGGTGAAATCTGTGGGGCTTTTCGTGCCGTTGTGTCCGCTTGCTTGCGACCGATCAGACGGTCAAGCAGTCCCACTTCACACGAACCTTCTGTTAAGCCACATGAGTTCCAGTTGATCCATAGCGTTCAACTCGCCGTGCCCAAACGCAGCGCCGGCGGGTCGAAGGGCATTCATCCGAAGGCCCCTGTTTTGCGGATTAGAGGCGGCTTTCATGGAGGCCACGAATCTCACTGCCTCAATGAGTTCGGGAACACTTCGGGCTGTGACGCTTCCCGCGTCATTGCTCGCGCTGGCTGGGCCAGCGGCATTTGCCAGTAGTGCGGCAACAAGCGAGTTCATTTGTTCTTGCGTAATCATGCCGTCACCTCCGGGTTCATCGTAGCGGATTCTCTATTGATTCACCAAACGGCGGCTTTCCAAAGGATTTTCGTGTTGCGCCGACGCTCGCGCCTGTGTATTTCTTCCTAACGCCCGCCTGGGCATCGACACCCACTGTCCTAACACCGCACATCGAAGCCGCCACGCAGTTGCCTACAAGGCAGTCCAGCCAATGGTTATCCTGCCCCACAATTCTGGTTTTCCACTCGTCCACGACTCGGCCTCTGGCTTCCGTTCGCACCGGAGCCTCTGCCAGTAAATGGTCGCACAGCAGCCCGTGGTCATAGTCGCTAAACAGCGTCAGGCACCCCGGCTCACCGATTGAAGTCTGGAATCTGGCGGTTGCGAATGATTTCCAAAAGTTAGTGTCATAAACGCAGTGCCTTACGGCCCTCTTCCCTGCCGTACCCGGAATACGCCAATTAGGCCCAACGCGATCCCCCGGCCTCTTCGCGTATTCAGAGAATGGCAAAGACGATGCGCCTACGTAACGTCCGTGCGACGGCATTACGATGCTTCCGAATGGAGAGGCGCGGCAGAATTGGTAAACGATATCCGTAGAGGAACCCCAATTCGCATCGATCATCATCCTCTCGATCCTCTGCGATGTGCCATCGTCGTGGCGATATTCGCGGGATGCGAGCGTGGTGACGCACTTCTCCAGCGCCACATAGAGGTTTGATTCAAACGCGGACTCGCGGTGTTCAATCTGGATCGTGCGCTTCGCGTCACGCATCGTGAAATATGCCCGCCCCTGATCTGGATGGGTGCCGTAGTCGATGATTGCACCGCTGAAATCATCCTCCCACGCGCACACGACCCAATACAAAATAGTCTGCTGCACGTCGATGAATGCCGTAATTCTGTTGGCCTTTGCGGGTATGACTCCGCGCTTGTATCCATTTTTCTTCTTGTTAATTACCTCCGCAGACAGCACCTCCATGTGGTCCGTGAGCGATGGCAGCGGCTCGTTTTGGTACTCCGCATAAAAGGCATTATCCCCGCGGTCGCACCGGATGTTCATCGCGTGTTGAAGCGCCGACAATTCTCCGGGGTCATGCCGAGCCGGCCACGACACCAAAGACCCTTCGTCCATCGCTGCTTGGTTCTCCATGTAGAACCGAGTGGCCGCCTCTGTCCCTGTCCCTTCTGCCTGCCCTCCCCTGCGAAGGTCGCGGTATTGCGCCCACATCGCTTCATTTTTCGGGAACGCATAGACCATGCGGGTCCGCTCGCCCTGCCATGCTGGGTGTTTGGTGCGGTCGAGCATGCGATCTGCCATGTCATCTTGATGAACGACGGTGAGCGTCATAAGTCCGGCGATTTTGGTGCCGGGGCCTGAGAGGCCGAGGATAGCGCCAGACAGAATCGCCTCTCGCGTCGCGCACTGACTTGGAGACTTTGCGGATTCGTCTGTCTGTGGGTCATCCACCAATACAAGCGACGGCCGAACGCTTCTGCCGTCTGGCCTCTTGAACTTCATTCCACGAACGCGGCCCGTGATCCCTCCGACGCGAATGATGCCTCCCGATGCCATCGAGCCGGGGACGGTGGGGAGAACGATCTCTCCAGATGTCCAGCCAATGTGGGTCCGCTCTCCGCTGAACAACTGCCCCTTCGCTCTTTGGTGGATGCCCTCCAGCGCCCGAATCGGGCCTGTTATTTCTGACCAATCCTCATCCAGCAAATCGTTGTTTTCCAGTTCGCTTTTGATGGAGTCGAGCATGTCCGCGGCATGACCCTCGTCCGATCCTATGAGGGTGACAAACTCATGCGCACCGATCATCAGCGCCCAGATGCAGCCCATTTCGCAAAGCGTTGTCTTGCCGCTGCCGCGGGGCATTGCCATCGCAAAAAGTTCTCCCTCGAGAACCGCCCGCTCGATTTTTGAGATCACTCGTAGATGATCGTCAGACCATGGGAGGTGAAACAACTGCGGAAAGTAGGCATCGCAGAAAGCGCGGAACCCCATGGTCGCGGCATCTTTGCGTGTCTGGTCTTTTGCTGGCCGCACCCAATCTTCGTCGGCTATGTCGCGTCCCGCTTCCGAGATGTTCCTAGCCCGCTTTGCAGCAGCAGACTTAACCTTCTCGTAGTCGGCCCTCTCGCTCCCCGGCTCTGGCTTTGCTTCGCTGCGGACGCTGAATAGCCACGCGGCATACCGGACAACATGTAGCGACCGCCCGTCGCCAATCTTCAGACCCGCCCTGTTAAGGTGCCGGTAGACAACACGCGGCGATATGACCTCGCCTATAGCAGTGCTGTTGAGCACTCTCGCGGCTTCCGGCACGGAGAGTTTTTGAAGGTCGAGTCTCAATGCCCTTGCGCCTGTGCCTCGCGGGCTAACCACGCAGCGTAGGCCAGCATATTGAGATTGCCGTCCTTGTCTGTCGGAGCGCCAGCCTCTATGTCGCGGGCAACTTGATCTATGTCAATCGTCTTGCCACCCGCCTTCGACAGAATATCTGCCATCTGCTCGGGCGTCAGAGCCGCTAGATTTATCGCATCGTTTTTTTCGTGTGGTAATGTAGCCATTTGGGGGGTGTGGTACAATGGCCCTTTTCGGTCTTTTCCACGTTATGCAAGGAGGATTGTAACAATGCGGCTAGTACGGCAATGGAACGAGATTGACTGCGGCATAGCGACCGCGGCGATGGTGGCAGGAACGTCATGGACAAAGGCTTGCCAAGCGGACCCAAACAATGAGTCGCACGATGGGCTGACCGTCAACGAGTTTATCGCAACGTGCAGCGTGCTGGGTTCGCCCGTGGTGGCGACTAGGTCTGGGCAGGGAGATCCGTTTCGGACTGCCAAGACTCCGCGAGACTGCTGCGCAGCGCTAATTCGCAAGGCGGGCAAGCATCGAGGGCATTTCATCGCCATTGATGGGCCTGACGTTCTTGACCCAGAACTTGGAAGGCTGAAGCACTCCAAATACCGGCGAGGTAATTGGCTTGTGGTTCGCTGGTTTACGAGGGCCTAGCGGCCGAGCGCCGCCCGGCGGGAGGATTCCGGCTTTCCGGCCCTTCCCGCCGAGCGGTTGATCGGGGAAGCGACTAGCGCTTCTTCTTCTTCTTTGCGGCCTTCTTCGTACCCTTCTTCGCGCCCTTCTTCTTCGCGCCGCCGCCGCCGCCGCCCTTGCGGGCCTTGGACTTCTTCGCGCTGCGGGCACCCTTCTTGGCCTTCTTCCCGCCGCCACCGCCCTTGCCATCGCCACCGAGGATCGAGTCCTCGTCAAATCGCATCAGCATTTGCCCATCTCCTTGCGAGCCTTGTGAAAAGAATCGATCCACACAAACTTGGGGCCTCGCGGCAATGCAGGCTCAATCCAGTGCCGATGCTCCCCTCCGTACACAAAAATCTTCGGACATTCGATTTTGCTGCACCACCAGTGCAAACCCTCGAGCCAGAGTTTTTTCTGGAAGTCGCTGCCGCTGGTAGTCCTCGCCTGAACGATTGCCGCCGGCACCCGCTTGGGCATCCCTAGCAAGACATAGTCGTAGGACTGCTCGTCAAGCACCGCGATGTTCGGCAGGATCTTGAATCCAGCCTCTTGCCAGTACCTCGCACACCAGAACTGACGGTAGATGTTGTAGAGGTTGATGCACGGCGGGTCTGCCTGCCAGAGAGAGAAGTCCGGTGACACAAGGCCGCTCGGCTGCACAACTTTCAGTTTGTCGATGTACGAAACCGCCTTGTCCCACACTGCCGCCTCAAATCGCTGATCGTCTGCGAAGAAGCAGATCACGTGATCCCGCATCCGCTCATCGAACCCAACTGTTCCCCAATGCACGAGCCGCGTTGGTGAGATGTCTCCATCGATTGTGTAGACGCCTTTGATGTCGCCGTCCCACAACATATCGGGGCGCAACTCTGGAATGCCCCAGCGATTCTTCGCGGGGAAGACCGCGTCCTCTCGGTATTGCGTGATCTGGCCTTCCGATCCCGTTGGCTCTGCGTCATCCTCGATTTCTTCTTCGAGGTAGTTCCGCGACCGCGAGTCATCCGGCAAGTCCCCCGGCTCTTCGCCATCCGCGCTCGTTGCTTGCTCCTCTGCAGCCGAAGCCAGGGTGGGCCTTTCGGGCGTAAATGTCTCCGCTGCCAGCGGCGACAACAGCGCATCGATTTCCATGTTCGAGAACGCGAGGTCTGAGAAGTTGTTCCAGCCGGCGTCACTCAATTCCTTGAGTTCTTCCGACAGCAAGCCAACGTCCCATTCCGCAAGTTCGTTCGTCTTGTTGTCTGCGATCCGATACGCCTTGACTTGCTCTGGACGCAAGTCTTTCGCGACAACGACGGGAACCTTCTCGATGCCGAGTTTCTGCGCAGCCAAGTATCGGGTATGCCCGACGATGATTACCTTCTCGGCATCAACGACGATTGGCTGCCGCCATCCGAATTGCTTGATGGATGCCGCGACGGCATCGACCGCCTTTTTGTTGCGACGAGGGTTCTTGCCGTAAGGTACGATCGCGCCGAGCGCGAGCATTTCAACTTTCATATTGCTCAGTCTAGTGTGTGTCTCACAAATGCGCCAACACTAGCGCACGCGAACGACGGTGTGTGGCGCGATGCGCGCGCCTACGTATCGCTTGCGACAGCGATGGTCGGCAACGACAACATCGTCAGAGTAGATGCCCGCTGTGGTGAGCGCATCCATCACTCCCTTAACGAGGTTGTCGGTGTCTGGCCGTGGCAGCGCCGGCGCTTTATCCAGCAACGATCCGTTCGCCCTCCGATGCGACTTCGGGCGCTGGAACACGCACCACACCTCGAGCCGCACCCGGCGGCCAAGTTTCTTACGCCAATCCTTCAGCGGGTTGGCCTTCAGCGCGGCTTTTGCTATCGCCTTTCTGTAGGCCACAATCGGGTGGTCCGCTGGTGTGTATGCCTTTGCGAATCCACCACGCATGGAGATGCGGGGCCGCGGCTGCGGAACGGGCATCCCATACACGACAAATTCCTGCCACTCGCTCATCCTCCCCTCCGCTTGATTTCTCGCTCCACGTACCAGAGGCACTTGCGGAGGTCTTCGATGCTGTCTCCCTTGAGCCCAGCCCGCCACAGGTACTTGATCGCGTTGCCGACGTTGAACGGAAAGTGTTCCGCTATCTGCACACACTCGACGCCGCTTGGGTGCGACACGTAGTGCTGTGGATGGTTGACAGGGTCGGTGGGCGCAACCGGGGTGTGCGCCTGTTCCACCGATGTGATCTTCGTGAATAAACCGCTCATGCCTGACTCCTTTCAGTGTGAAGAAACCCAATCGTCAAGAGACACTGGACCGGAGTCGTAGGACTCCGCGATGCACTGGATGTCTTGCTCTGCTGTGGCCGCCGTGCACGCTGGCCTGTCGTTTGGGATGATCACATCAACAACGTCGTTGAAGATCGGAAGGTCGCCCTTTTCGATCATGCCCTTGTAGCGGGCCTGCGCTGCACAGGAGCACGCTCTCGCAGAGCGATGCAGCGTCACGGCAGTGAACTTGCCCTTACGCACTGCCTTAACGTCCCTGCCGTGAAACACATCCACGATGCCCGTGTCCCGGCACGTCGCGCATGCGTAGCGAATCTCTTCATCGCCTTCCGGCACAGCGAACGTGCGCCTTGGCTTTGACTCACGTTTGAGACACGAAGCGTGATCGGTAACGAACCGCGGGGTGTCATGCCAGTTCGTAAACTTCACCAACGGCTCGACGCCTCTCATCATTCGCATCGTCGCCTCGTCGGCGTGAGCCCTGTCCACCCACCGCAGAACGTCGAACCACAGGCCCAGCGTGCCGTTCTGGTCAGGGAGGTTCGCAAACCAATCCACCATCGCGGGATATGCCTTCTGATGCCGCTTCAGCCACTCGTTGAATTCATCTTTTTCCATCTTGCGTCTCCTTACGACAGCGTTGCCAGAACCTTCGTGCTTGACGAGACCGGCTTCGGCGCGGTCTTCGCATTTGCCAACCAACGACCAATGAACCCCCGCATCCCTCTTCGCGTCTTCCTGCGTTCGGGGTTATCTGCGCACCATTGCCTCGCCCGCCGCAGTTGCCCGCCAACGTCGAGTTCCGGGTACGTGACTTGCCATTCAGCCACCATTTCCGGCGTCGGAGCCCACGTGCCCTTATCGCAAGGAAATTCTGGAAGTCCTACCTTCTCCTCGTAGGAAGAAGAACGCAGTTCTTCTTTCTTTATTGGAGATGGAGATGGAGATGGAGGCGATGCTTTTGCGATAGTGTTTGCGATTCGCAAATCAATCGCTTTGCGATCCCTTTGCGATTCGTTTGCGATCACCTCGCGATCTCCCCATCTGGCACGGTTGCCCTTCGCTCCTGCTTGCGATCTGGCCCTTCTAAGGCCCTCTGCTCTTGCCCTGTGCTCTTCCATCCTTTGATTCCTACGGAGGCTGTCAGGCCCCACAGGGAACTTCGGGGCTATGGTCCCCCAACACTTGCAGACCCCCGGAGACATTAACTCGATTCGGTCTGCTTCTGCCGGTATCGAGCCCTGCTCCCATTGCGTGATGAGCAAAACCAGATAGTGGCCCCTCTCCTCTGCCGTCCAGCCCATCGTGGCCGTAAGGAAATCTCTTCCAAAAAAAGGTATGTAAGAATCGACGTTATCTGCCACAGCGCTTGCCTCCTTGCGCGGCCCGCCGGGGCGAGCGTCCCAAATGTGAGACACTCGCCCCGGACGCAGCCCTAATGACTATTTGTTGTTAGCGACCGTCGCCAACTTCTTCACGACCTCTGCCACGTGCGTGGCACCCTCGATCTCGCCAGAATCGCTGTCCTCAACGTCCTCGTCGGTCACGAACACATCCAACTGCTGCGGGACGCTGGCCTCGGCCTGCTCGTCCAGTGCAACCGCCCTGGTGAGTTCCGGCGAGGTCGGCAACAACTTGCAGAGCCGCCGAAGCGCCGTCTTCTTTGCCATCTCTTCGTAGTGCGTCACCCACGGCCCGCTGTTGCCGGCACGGGATGACGAACGGATGGCATCGACCTCACGCTTCCACATCCACTCAAACTGCGCACCACCATCACGCAGTCGAGCGACGGCGTAGACGGCGACCATAGGCCCCGGCTCTCCATCGGTCGGCTTGTGAGTCAGCCGCGGTTCCAGCCCGAAGGCGAAGTCCCACTCGTCGTTGGCATGGACAGCCTGCGAGTAGATCGTGCTGATCTGCGCCGACCGCCTCGCCAACTCGATCAGACCCTTGTAGCCGGGGATGAACTGGCACTCTGTCTTGCCCGTCTTCCGGTTGTTAAACGGAATCAGATAGGCGTGACCGAGTGTGCCATCGGGCTCCAGCCCCAACTGGCTTGCCTGCACGATGGCACCAATCAGACTCCGCGGCTCGCAGTCGAGCAGTTGGGGAGTCTTCTGGACCGCCGTGTTGCAAACCCTCATCATCCTCTCTGCCGTCAGGTGACGGGGCAGAGCGGCCTGAATCTGCGCCTTGCTGCGCTCGATCAAAGACCGCACCGTCGCCGCCTTCTCCTTGATTGACATTGCCGTGCTCATTTCTTGGCACTCCTTGTGAATCGCCGCACGTAGCCCACCTTGGCCTCTTGCGGCTTGTAATTAACCTTGGACCCCTTCCACGAATACTTCACGCCTTGGGGGGTCAAACCGCCGGCGTGACTTCCAATCCACAACTTGATCTGGGACTCGATCTGCTCCCGCCTATCGGAGAGTTCATCGAGTTGCCCGCGAATCTCCTGCAACTCAAAGTCGAGGTCGTCGGCTTCCGGCGCGAGCGCCGTGAGGTCTTCGATCTCAACCTTCGGAAACAGTGCCTTCACCGTTTCAGAACTGTGCTTCCCGGCGGGTGGTGGAGTTTCGGACTCCACCATCGCCCAGAACTCCCGCTCGATCTCGATGAGCCGATCTGCCGATTCCTGCGAGAGGGTCCGCTCGTAGGCCCGAAGATTCTGCCCACGATGCAACGCGACGAGCACTCCGCGGGTAGCACCCGCGACGATCATTTCGTGTTGCAGTTGAATCTCGTAGTGAACCGGCAATTGCTCTTCCCACGCATCCTGCGGATACGAGGTGTTCTTGATCTGAACAACGACAAGTTCGCCGTCCCGATCCTCCGTGGCATCGAGCGTTGCCCGCATGAACGAATGCTCCGGGTGCCGCCGAATAGCGAACGGCTCCGCAAGCGTTACGTTCCTGTTGAACTTTCGCCCGTACCACTCACCGATGGTGCGCTCAAGAACCAGACCGGCCTCGACCGCCTCGTTGTCGGACAGGTCATCGGCTTCAAGCAATCCGACCTTCTGCGACCAGACCGTCAGCGCATCACGCCACGGGTCCATGCCACAGACAGCCGCCGCATCACTGCCGCCGATGCCCTTCTTTCTCTCTTCAAGCCACGCCGCCCTTGTGTCGGCTTCCTGCTCAACGATGCTCATCTGCACCGCTCCTTTCTTGGGATTGACGCCGGTAGTCCCTGTCTCTCAGGTCTGCCAGCAACTCTTCTCGAAACACATCGAAACCTTGCGGGGCCTCGAAACCCAACTTCACTCGGTTTCCATCGATCCGCGTAACGGTCACGCGGATCAAGGCTCGCGGAATCACAACCGCTTCGCCTTCCTTGCGCGTAAGCACAAGCATTGGCAACTCCTTGCTGTGAAATAGGTGGAAGCGGCATTCCATCACCGCCCACCACGACTCCTCAGAAAACCCACATCCTTCGCGGGCTCCTTTCCCCATCGATCCATCGAAGGGGCATCCTTTGAGGCGAGAACGTATCACGTGTGCGACAGTTCGTCTACACAACTTATTGCCATCCTTGAATCGCGCGTGAGACACCTACACTTTCGGGATGGGCATCCATCTGCCATCCAAGCAGACCTTTTATAGAGGGGCCTTGGAAAAGGCCCAAAAGGCGTACCCCCCCCATAAGGGGTCGTTTTGGGCCTAAAATATAGGGGGTATAAGACTTGCCAGAAATGGCCGATTCGGGTCTAATATAGGTGTGATTTCGGGAAGGTAATCCCGAAGCGGTTTCCAAGACCTAAAGAAAGGGCTGAACGATGAAGAAAGCAATGAAGACCAAGACGAGGGGCGGCAAAAAGGCGCGGAAGCCTATCAAGTATTTTCAAGCCCGATGCGGCAACACGAACGAGCCTATCGGCCTGCCGAAGGACACGGCACTCGAAGCCTTGGAAGAGGCTTTCAATTGTGGATACAAGGCGTTTCGGAAAAACGCTCGCGGCGAATGGGTCGAAGCGGTCTATGTCGAAGTCGTTCGATAGTGTCTCACGTTTGCATCAACAACACTGCTACAGAAAGGGCTGAACGATGAAGAAAGCAATGACACCTCAGAATCGCGGCGGCAAGAAGGCGACCTACGACAACGGCCACGACCCCAAGCGGGCGGCGATCATGTCGAAGTTATTCGACGATCTGGCGGCGACGATGGATCATCTGGCTTGCCGGTGGGCGGATGAGTGCGAGTACGAAGACATCGCGGACTACCAGAAGGTCATCGAGACAGCGATTCGGAAACGGAAGGTCAAGGGACTCAAGATCACGAAGATGCTCAAGCGGCCATTCGGCTTCGAGTGCGAGATCATGAAGGGCAAGTATCGGATCACGCGGCCGATGACCAACTACGGATACTCACGGATCGGCTAAACGTGTCTCACATTTGCGGCATCTAATACCCTGCTACAGAAAGGCAATCACATGGCTGGCGGTGCAAAGAAAGTTACCCCGAAGCAAAAGGCTGCGTTCTACAAGCGAGTCATCAAGTCGGTTCAACTCGCCTCGCAGATTATCGACCATCTTGCGGAAACGTCGGACGGGGGGATCTGGCGGAACGTCGATCTCGATTCGATTGCGACTGACCTGTGGTGTGCGGAGGCAATGTGCCGACGCGATCAGCGGACGAAGTAACTGTTGCTATAGAAAGGCAAATACCATGAATACTGCGGAACTGATTCGGAACGACAATATCTATCGTGCGACGGGCGGGTGGTGCTGGATGGCGACCTTCGAGGTCGTGAAGACGGAGAGCGCCATTCGCTACATCAAGCCGATGGTGCGGAAGGTCGAGATCGATAGCCCGAGCGGCTCTGTGGCGGGCGTCAAGGTGCGACCAGTAACCGGCGACCCGCGGCTTATTTCGGCCCATGTCGATTCTCTGTTCGATGACAGAGAGCATGCGGCAGAGTTCGCGGCGACGATCTGCGACGGGCTCGACGGGCAGAGCGTCATGGGTGCCATCACCTACAAGTACGTTCGCCCCAAGGTGCGGGCACCGAAGGCTCCTCCCATCGAGGTGCGGGTGCGGCAAGTCGGTGCCTCCACCTATGTCGTGGATCGGCGGCTCGAGGGCCGGTGGAAAGAGGTGCGGGGCCTTGGCTACCTCACCAAATGGAAGGCGACGGACACGGCAAAGCGTATCCGGTGCGGCCTTGATGTTCCCGGCTACTGGACGATGCCGGGCGGGGAAGAGTTTGTTGAGTTGTGCGATTACGAAGTCTGATTGCGGTGTCTCACATTTGCTACAGAAAGGCAATGACCATGCGGAAAGTGCGAAACAGGTTCAGCGTTGGCGGGTGCTACACGTGCAACGAATGCAAGCGGGCCACTCGCTCGACAGGCCGGGGTGACAACGAGCACGCGGGGCTGTGCGCTGAGTGCTACGACAAGTGCGGCCTTGAGAATCAGATGTCCGACTGCGGCGAGTCAGAGGACTTGCTGGCAGAGTGGTCGGGCCTCATCGCGCAATGCAAGGCCAAAGGCGGCAAGCCGAGCGAAGAGCGTTGGTGGGAGTAGTGCGGTAGTTCGATTCCTAAACCTACAGAAAGGGTTTCACATGAGCAGTTTCTTTAGTGCGGCGTTCGATGAAGTGTGCCTCAAGGCCGAAAACGCGGAGGAGACATTCGTCTCCCTCTACGAGCGGACTTGCAAGTACGGAGGCCCAGAAGAGGGCGGCTGGTGGCGGCACGACTTGATCCTAGTCAAGTCGGCTAAGTACCCGACGAAATCGTTGGCGGGTCAGGTCGCCCTGGCTGTCGCGGTGCGGGCCGAAAAGATGTCTGCCGAGTCGCGGCGGGCATACGGGGAGCGATGCTCTCGCGAGGTCGATTGGTGCGACGAGCGGGGACTCGACGCCGACTATCTGCCAGAGCCGGATGGCCCGTCGGAGTTTGAGATCGTGATCGAGAAAGTGGCCGGTTCGCGTTCGTTCCGGTCATCGGCAGTGTACGAGTGATTTCTCTAAAGAAAGGAGTGGGTCCATGTGGGTGATGCTTGCAATGCGTGACAACGTCGCGGAGATCGTGAAGGTGTCGAAGGACTACGACGATGCGGCATACGAGGCGACGAGGCTCATTCGCCAGATTCTTGGCGAGGAGCAGTGGTTCTGGTTCGCCAAGGATGGGGCCTGCCCCAACTTTGCGGCGGGCGAGTGGTACGCGAAGGACGGTCTGCGGATCGGCGTTGTCGAGGCCACGGAATGTGAAGTGTTCATCTAGTGTCTCACATATGCGGCACGCTCCCGGTCACTCGTCGTGGCCGGGGGCGGGTCGCGCAGCACGGAGGTTGTTCCGATGATTTACATCGACGCGGGCGATGGTTGGCTTTTCTTTAACGATAAGGAGCGGGAAGCAATGGATCAGCAACTTGGCTCAACGCCGGAAGGGTCTGATCGTGTCGAACTGCCCGCGGACAGGGTGGTGAGGGCAAAGATGATGGCGGCGGCTTGTATGTCGTTTGACTGCATTCCGATGCCGACGCGGCTCGCGAAGCACTTTCTCCTTCTTTTGCGTGAGGTCGCAGAGGACGAGCGGCTGATCGAAGACGTTGTAGCGCTGATCACGGAGTTCGAGCAAATGCGCAAGGATCATAACGACGCGGTCGTTATCGCGCAGA